TGGTAGATCACCTTCAGTTGCATATACATTTGAAAATAAAATTTTTCCTGTTGTTGTTATATTAAACGCTTGACCATCTAAATTTCCTCCTAGCTGAGGTGTTGTGTCATCAATTAGATCAAAACTAGTTAAAAAAGAAGTTAAGTCTGGAGGTGTATAAGAAAAAACGCCAGTAGAATTATCATAAGAAAAAGAACCTCCTCCACTAGCAGCATTAGAAGTAGCTGAAATATCTGATAGTGATATGCTGCCGCCGCCTGCAACATCTCCAGGTGCCCATACATTATTATTATAAACTAAAGCTTGACCATTTTCAGGAGGTGTTGATGTTGTATCTACATCAGATAAATTATTTAAGCCTAAATTGCTAATTTCAATATCAGAAGCACTTAGACTTGAAAATGTTAATTGTCCAGAAGCATTTGTTTTTAAATATGTATTTGCTGACACTGAAGTTGGTAATGTTAAACTTAATGCTGGACTAGCTCCAGGAACCTGTATTATTCCAATTTTCTTAGTAGTATTATCAACAACATCAACAAGTCTGTCATATTTTTCTTTCCAGTTTCTTTGATGATTAGCAGGTTTTTCAATTTGATTATTTGTACTCGTTACTGATATGTTGACAAAATGCTCTTCTCTGGACTTCAAGGGATTTGTTTCAGACTTATTTAAGTTATTAGCTATTTCATTTACTACACAAAATATTCTATATGTACCCCAGACATCTATTGCATCAAGTGTAATACTTCTATTTCCATTTCCAGGTAAAACAATAGAAGCATTTGATGTGGTTGGTTTGTCTATTAGATACCAAGTACATTCATACTGATTAACAGTCTCGTTTTCATTATTACTATCGTCAACAGTTGATAAACTAATAACTCTTTGAAGATTAGCTGAGATTGTATTTTCTTGAATTTCAAGACCTTCTGGGACGCTTAATGTAAATAATATTGCCATTTTTATACCTTATATATCTGTTCTATTAATTATTTGCAAATGAACAAAAACTTCAGGTGCACCTGCATATGAAGGTACAGGAGAAGATAATTCTATTGTTACACTACTTTGATTAACAGAAATAATGTAAGCATTTAAATTTTCATTTTCAACTGTAGCTACACATATTGGAGATTCAACAAAAGTTTTCTTAAAAGAATAAACCTTAGAGGATTCTCCTGGTTGTAATCTTATTCTTGCTGTTTCTATTAGTTTATCATCTAATTCAACATGAACTGGTTTTCTTCTTATTAGCGGGTAAACTTTTCTATATCTATTTAAGTCATATAATTTTTTAGACATTTGCAAACACCTTATTGTTTAATAGTAATTATAACTTTTCTGCAACAATATTTGCTAACTCTGATCTATATCCTTTTGTAAAGTTAACATGACCAGTCAAAGTTTCATTTTTAAGTTTTTCTATTACAATAGTTAAACCATTTGAAAATTTATTTACATAAGGTAAATCTACTTGATCAATATCACCTAATAAAACTATTTTAGAATTTTTACCTGTACGCGTAATTACAGTTTTTAATTCATGAACAGTTGCATTTTGTGCTTCATCTACTATAATTATAGAATCATTAAAGCTTCTACCACGAATATGTGATAAAGGTGCAACATCAATTTGTCCTCTTTCCATCATCATTTCAAAATATGTAAGATCTCCAAATTGATTTCTAAAGTTATCAACTATAGGTAAAATCCAAGGATGCATTTTTTCATTTAATGTTCCAGGTAAAAAACCTAAATCTTTACCTACAGTCTGAATTGGTCTTGTAAAAATAATTCTCTTTTTTTGTTCCATTTCAATAAGTCTTAAAGCAACCATTAAAGTAAGGAACGTTTTACCGCTTCCAGGTATACCTGTAAGTGTAACTAAAGGAACATTATCATCTAAAAGCAATTCTAAAGCAAATATTTGCTCTTTATTTTTTGCTTCAATTCCTGTTTGTTTGAATAGTTCTTGTTTACTTTCAAGTACAACTAAATTATTTCCAAGTCTTTTTGTAAGACAAGATTGACCCATTTCAGTTTTTAAAAGAACAAATTCATTTTCACAAATATCTTGTTCAATAAACTCTTTACTGTCTAAACGAATATATCCTTCACCATATAAATTGTTTATCTTACCAGCATCTGTTTTAATTTCTTTAATCCCGCTATATAAATTATCCTCTTGAATAAATTCATAATCTGCGTAATAATCTCCAGCTTCTAAACCAACCGAATCACACTTCACGCGAAGATTAATATCTTTTGTAATAATTCTTATTCTTTGTGCACAATTTGGATCTTGTGACTTTTTTATTTTATTTGCTGTTGCAATAATAACATTGTCATTATATGATTTTTCTAATCCTTCTAGGCCAGACCAACAAGTTTCAGACTGAACTTGTATTATTATATCTGCATTTTCGTAATAAACACCATCATGTAAACTACCCTCTTCACGAAGCTCATCTAAAAATCTATTAAAAAATCTAGCATATTCTCCTAATAATCCTTCTCTACTTTTAAATTTGTCAATTTCTTCTAAAACTACTAAAGGAATAACAATATTATTTCCTTGCATATTAAAGATAGAGTTTTTATCGTAAAGTAATACACTTGTATCAACAACGAATATTTTTCTATCTAAATTAGTAAAAAAGTCTTTCTGTTTGTCTTGTGTCATTGTAGATCCTTATAAATCTGTCTAAACTATAGTAGTAATTATTTAGCAAATAGAAAGGATTTAATAATGAATAAAAATGATCTAGATAGTTTTTCTTGTTTTCACGTACATAAAACTTTAAAAAAAGATTGTGCAAATAAAAAATGTAGATATTGGCACAACTTAAATAATTCAAATAATTGTATAATAAATAAGTCTTCAAATACTACACATACTTTACAAGAAATTGGTGATCTATTCGATATAACTAGAATGAGAATATGTCAAATAGAAAAACAAACTCTTGAAAAATTAAAAAATAAAACAATAAACAGTATTTAAATCATTTTCCTAAAGAAAACTTTACAAACTCTGCTGATGTTTTCTTTAACAATCTAAGATTTTTTCTTAATCGAGTTCCTGCAGCTTTGTTGCCTTTTTCACTCTTTAAAACATCTACTTCCATACTTTCGACCATAATTCTTAGTCTATCATAGTATTCTGTAAGAGTTGAAGGATCTACACCTTCTGATTGTTCAATTTCTTCTCTTACTAATTCTTCTGACATAATATCTTCTCCTATTGTAATATTAGTGTTGGTTTTTCATCTTCTTCGATTTGTTGATCTTTGTTTTTTAGTGCAATTTGTATTTTTCTCATTAAGTCTGTATCTTCTAGCTCTAAAGATAAAATATCAATAAGCTTTTTAATTTCAGATTCGTTTGCACCATATCTTAAAATTTCACATACAATATTTCTACATTTTTCAATAGATTGTAAGTCTTCTACTTTGTTTGGATCTAATGACATTAAAAATACCTTTGGACTATTTCTTTTTTAATTCTAGCATTTCCGTTTTTAATGTTAAGGCAATTATAAATTATATTGTTTTCTACTTCTTTTTTATCTAAAACAACTGTTTCTTCTAAATTATTATCAATAACATGTTCTACTAATTCCCAAACCGATATGTCACAATTGTTTTTTTCTAAAATTTCAACAATATTTTGCTTATTTTGACTTATTAAATTAAATTTTATATCATCTTTTGTATTAACAAGACCAATTAATGTATCTTTTCCCCACTTTATTTCACTTCTACATATATCTGATACTTCGTGTAAGGAATCGCAATTGTTACAAGTGACATACTTTTTTTCAACAAAACCATCATCATCAAATTTTGAAAAAACAGAAAATTTATGGTATACTGGAACTGTATTGTTTCTAAAGATACTCAAGATACATTGACATTCTACTAAATGTCTAATATAATTTTTAGACTGACTCATTGTATTTTATTTTTACTGTGTAACCTATATTTTTTATATTTTTAAATAAACTTTTAGCTAGATTTGTAGATGATTCACTACATTGTACTGGCATTTTTGTTTCATCTTTAAATACATATATTCCTCTAAGAGCACAATAGTTATAACATTTTATTAAAGATTTTAATTC